GTCTACCCTTTCGGACAAGGGAGTTTCAGTGATGGTATGCCTCTTGGTATTTCTGGTACTTTTAACTTTATGTTCGTATTTCAAGCAGAACACAATATCCTTATGCATCCGTTCCACATGCTCGGTGTTGCTGGGGTATTCGGTGGATCTCTTTTCTCTGCTATGCACGGAAGTCTCGTTACTTCCTCTATCATTAAGGAGACAACAGTTAATGAGTCACAAAACTACGGCTATAAGTTTGGTCAAGATGAGGAGACATACAACATCGTTGCAGCCCACGGCTACTTCGGTAGATTAATTTTCCAATATGCTTCTTTTAATAATTCTCGTAGCTTACACTTTTTTCTCGCTACTTGGCCCGTCGTTGGCATATGGCTTACCTCAATGGGCATCTGCACCATGGCTTTCAACCTTAATGGCTTTAACTTTAATCAGTCAATCGTTGATTCCAATGGAAAAGTTATTCCTACTTGGGCAGACGTTGTAAATAGACAGAACTTAGGAATGGAAGTAATGCACGAAAGAAATGCACACAACTTCCCACTCGACTTAGCATCAACTGAGTCAACAAACATCGCACTTACTGCACCACACATAGGTTAACTCCTCGTCCGTTCATCGCTTTTGCGACGCATGCAATCTAGTCATGGAACGGGGGCTAGGTATCGGAGGAAACTATGACAGTAACTTACGTTTACCGTGGTGTTGTTTATACAAGACACAAGTAATGGCACATCAAAGCTCGGTTATGAGAGCAGCAGTCACAAGGCTAACACCTGAGACTTTCCCTGCTCCAGAGCCAGAAAACAAAACTGAAGAAAAGAAAGAAGATGCTCAACTAGAGACTCCTTCCTTCTAAAAGCACGGGGAGCACCTCAGAGTCGGACTCCCCTGCCCTTGGCTTTTGCCCGGTACGCCGGATACCTCTAGCCGTCTAGACGGTGTGGATAGACACACAACAAAAACACGATCGAAAAAAATTCTGTACAGGAAAGCAATATAAACCTTAACCATAACAATGGCACAACAGAATAGCACATTGACCACGGCTCTTACACGCCCGGGTCAGTCAAACAGTACAGGTGACGCAAGAGCACTTTACTTAAAGCTGTTCAGTGGAGAGATGTTCAAAGGCTTCCAGCACAATGCTATAGCTAGAGATCTCGTAATGAAGAGAACCCTAACAAACGGGAAGAGTCTTCAGTTCGTTTACACTGGACACACAAAAGCTGAGTACCACGTACCCGGCAACAGCATACTAGGTAACACAGATGGTGCACCTCCAGTAGCTGAGAAAACCATTACAATCGACGACCTATTAATCAGTTCTGCGTTTGTATATGAGCTAGATGAAACACTAGCACACTACGAATTGAGAGGAGAGATTTCCAAGAAGATTGGATACGCTCTTGCTCAGAAGTATGACAGACTTATCTTCCGTCAAATTGCGAAAGGTGCACGTCAAGCTTCACCAATCACTAAGTCCGGCTTCGTAGAGCCCGGCGGAACACAGATCAGAGTTGGTACAAACAACCAAGCATCTGACGCATACGTTCCAGCTTCACTAATCGCAGCCTTCTATGATGCAGCTGCTGCTCTTGATGAGAAAGGTGTAAGCCAAGATGGACGTGTTGCTGTGTTAAACCCAAGACAGTACTACGAGCTTATACAAGGTGTAGGTTCTAACGGTCTTATCAACAGAGACGCACAAGGTACAGCCCTACAGGGTGGACAAGGTATCATTGAAATTGCAGGCATCAAGATCTACAAGTCAATGAACATTCCATTCTTTGGTTCTTATGGTACTAAGTACGGTTCTGCATCTGCAACTAACCCCGGTGTAACAAGCCCCGGAAACGTAGGTTCATTTGTAGGTGAAACAGCAGAAGACGCTAGAGCTTCTGTAACAGGTATCAATGGTAACTATGGTAACTCTTCTGACTTCGCCAACAGCTGCGGCTTAATCTTCCAAAAGGAAGGAGCTGGTGTTGTTGAGTCTATCGGACCACAGGTTCAGATAACTTCTGGTGATGTATCAGTTGTATACCAAGGTGACGTTATACTTGGACGTTTAGCAATGGGAGCAGACTTCTTAAACCCTGCTGCTTGTGTTGAACTTATCGCTGGAGCTGCTGTAGGATCTACAGGTAACGCTGCATTCGGTACAACATACCCAGCTAACGCTTAATTTTATTTTTTATACGGGGACTTCGTGTCCCCCTTTTTTTATGCCTTTTCCAACCACAAACGCTACACAAGAGCTACCAGCTATCAATCAGATATTGACATCATGTGGTCAGGCTCCTGTAACTACACTCGATCAAACCAACCCGGAAGTTGCGATTGCTTATGATACACTGTTACAGGTGTCACGAGAGGTACAATCCGAAGGATGGACTTTTAACAAAGAGTACCACTACGAGTTTAACAAAGATAACAATAACGAAATACTGATTCCTAATAACGTAATACAGATTAAGTTAACAGAGAATGCACAGAATGCACCTTACAGTGCTATCAGAAGATCAGGTAAACTGTATGACAGACAGAACCATAGATACACATGGGAGTATAGTCCTATTGAATGTGATGTTGTATGGGAGTTTGACTTTATAGATCTACCAGCTCCAGTACAAAACTACATTAAAGCCAGAGCATCTACTCTAGTGTCTGGTAGGATAGTAGGAGACGACGATCAGTACACTCGCTTACAACAGCAAGAAGTACAACAAAGAGCTTTAGCTATGGAGTATGAAACACAACAGGGACAGTTCACTATGTTTGGACATCCACAAGATTCACAAAACTTCTACCAAAGCTATCAACCATTTCACGCTTTACAACGATAATGCCAGCAGTAACTCAACGAGTTGACAACTATCTCGGTGGAGTATCTAGACAGTCAGATGATAAGAAACTTCCCGGTCAGGTCGAGGAGTGCATCAACGGCTACCCTGATCCAACCTTCGGTCTCACAAAGAGACCGGGGTTTCAGCATGTGGGTAATCTAGGTACTGGTACTACATATGACAACTCCAAGTGGTTCTTTATATCTAGAACCGATTCAGAAAAATATATAGGATGTATCACACCAGCGTCAGGAGGCTCTACAGGAGCCATTGCAATATGGAATGCTGCTACCTTTGCCTCATGTAGTGTTACGTACGGTACAGGGGCACAGGCATACCTTACAGGAGCACGTACGGATTATGACGTACTGACTGTACAAGATAAATCATTCATAACAAACAAAACTGTTACAGCTAACAAAACAGCTGACCCAACATTTAACGCTAACAGACAAGGTACAATCAAGATAACTGGTGTATCCTCTGATACTAAGTACAACATAAGTGTAGCTGGACAATCTATATCTGAGTACACATCTCCTAATGGTGCTACTTATGATGACGTTTTAACTGAACTTAGAACTCGAATCAACGGATTAAGTATTTCTAACTTAACAGTAACTAAACTCAAAGACTCTTTACATCTAGCACGTACTGGTGCATCGTTTACCTTGACAGGTACAGGTGGTATATACGGTACACAGCTAGAGGTATTTCAAGACTCAGTGCCTACACTGGGAGACTTAGCTACAGAGTCAATACATAACCACACAGTTAAGATTATTAACAGTGGTGCTTTAACATCTAGTTACTTCTTAAAATTTGTTGCAACTAACGGTACATCTGGACCCGGCTACTATACAGAAGCTTTAGGTCACGGCATGTCTACAGGATTAGATGCGTCAACTATGACTCACGAGTTAGTAAATAATAGTGTTAACAACTTTACATTTCAACGTGTTACATGGACTGCTAGAGATGTTGGTGATGATGAGACAAACTCACACCCATCATTTGTAGGACAAAAGATACAGCAGTCATTCTTTCATAACAACAGATTAGGTTTCTTATCTAATGATACTGTTTCTATGAGTCAGGCTGGTGATTTCTTTAACATGTATCACACATCTGCACAGACAGTTACAGACGCTGATCCTATTGACATCAGTGCAAGTACAGTTAAGCCGGTTGCACTTCATAGTGTACTACCGTCTACTCAGGGTCTTGTGTTATTTAGTGCCAACCAACAGTTTCTTATGGGAGCTGCTGATGGTATACTAACACCAACCAAAACAGTTATCCGTGCTATAGCTAACTATGAAATGGATACGATTATTGATCCTGTTGATACTGGTACAACAATTAACTTTATTAGTAAGACACCTAGTTATACTCGTGTCTTTGGTATGGTTACACGTGGAGAAAACGAAAACCCACAGGTAGTTGACATTGGAAGAGTCGTAAACGAATGGGTTCCGGCTACGATAGATACAATGATATCTAGTCCACAGAATCAGTTTATAGCTTTCTCAGGTCAGGCTTCACGATACATATATTTCTTTAGATCATATACAGAAGGTAAAGAAAACAAACTACAGACATGGTTTAACTGGTTAGCACCGGGTAATGTACAGACTATAGCAGCTGACTCTGATGAATTTTTTGCAGTTACAAAGCAAGGCAGTCAGTTTACACTTAGCAAAGCTAGTCTTAGCCAAAGTCCTGATGACGCTATCATTGTTAATAATGATGGACAGAAACTAAATCCATGTATGGATCTATATGCTACAGCTAGCTCAGTGTCCTTTGACACAGCTGGTAATTTTAGTAAGTGTTTTATTCCATACAATGATGCTACAAACCTAACACCTGTGCTAGTAATTAAAGGTACTACAGCTACAGGTCAGTTTATTGAATCTGGATTTACTATTACACCTGAGCGTGTAGTAGAAAGTGGTAACACATATTTTAAAGTACCCGGTAAAAACTTGACCTCTGTAGCTAGTGATGTTATAGTTGGTTATAAGTTTGACTTTGATGTAATACTACCTAAGACTTACTACAAGATAGATGATGATATGAAACGCAGTGACTTTACTGCTAATCTTACAATAGCTCGTATGAAGTTTGCTGTAGGTTTATCAGGAGTTATGGGTTTTAAATTAAAGTCTAAAGGTATACGTCAAGGTAAGAAAGAGTATACAGGTGATGGATCTACAACAGTATATCCTTGGATTAACGATGACATCAACTATATAGATGATGACCAGATCAAAGTTAAAGTAAACAACGTGATAACTACAGCGTTTACAGTTGACAGAACTGGAGCTTTACCTAAGATTACTTTTAGCTCTGCACCAGCAGACCAAGCTACTATACTTATATATCTTGATGAATGGTACAGCCTTAATCCAGTTATCATGGCTGACGAATATCTAGCTAATGATATTGCAGTCTCAGATCATACTGTATTTACTTTACCTATACACCAAAGACCAACTAATTTTACACTACGCTTATTTAACGATTCACCATTTCCCGTCTCTCTTAACTCTATGATGTGGGAAGGAATATACTCACCTAGATTTTACAGGAGGACTTAATGTTTGGTATTATAGCTCCCATAGTTGGAGCAGCCGTTGGTATATACGGAGCTAACAAGCAAGCTAACGCAGCTAAATCTGCACAAGCAGAAAGAAATAATGCAACAGCAGCACAGCACGAATATAACAAAGAAAAGTGGGAAATGGACAAGCAGAAAATGCTTGCCGACCGTGACTTTGCAGTACAAGAAATAGAAAAAAGAGCTAGAGAAGAAGGACAGCTCGCAGGGTTTAAAGACGCTACAGCTGCACGACAGTACAACTACCAGCTACAGATTCGTGATAAGCAGCAAGACACTAACGAACGTATGTTTGCTAAGTCGAATGCTATATTCCAGAGTCAGTTAGGTCTTAATGCTTTGCAAGAAAGACAAGCTAGAATGGATGAACGTCAGCAGCTAAGTGAAATACACGCTGAAAAACGATATGAAAAAAACACAGCCTATATTGATGGTATTCTTGCAGAAGGAGCAATTCGAGCAAGAGGTGTTACAGGTAGATCAGCAGAGAAAGCAAGAAGTGTAGCTACAATGAAAGCTGCTACAACTTTAACTCTACTTGATTTATCATTACAAAACGCTACGACTGCATCTGAAAGTGCAATACGTGGTATTACAAGAGACAGAACAGTAGCTGACTTAAATGCTTACGCATCTAAAATGCTAGATCCCGGGGTATTACCTATGCCTGTACAACCACTTCCAACACCTATGTCAACATTCATGTATCCTAGAACATACAATGATTATGACTTTGGTCCTGAGCCAGTAGCTGGAGCTATGATATCTCCATCTTCAGCATCAGCACAAGTATGGGGTTCAAGTATATCTAGTCTTGCAGGGATGGCGTCACAAATAGTTAGCGGATTTACTCCAAGTGTAGTATAACATGGTAAGAAGAACAGAAAAGCCACAACGCTACGGCAAGGGTGGTAGGTTCGGGGGTACACAAATATCGAGAGCTGGCATAAGTGCTATATCAGAGCAATCGAAAACTACAACCGATGCACTAAAAGAACAGGCTCGTCAAGATTTACTTATATCCAAAACGCAGATAAGCGGAATGGAGAGAAAGTATAAAACAGAAGAGCAAAATGCTAGTAAAGTCTATAAGCTTGAAGTAGATGCACCTTATAAAGCACGTAGTAGTGCTTTAAAGACTAATGCAGAAACTGAGATTAAGTCTTATAGAGATCAAGCAGCAGAGTATGATAGACTAGCTGGAGTATGGGGCAGACTTAGCCCCTCTCTTGCTAAAAACTTTCAGACCTTAGCACAAAACACAGAAGACTACATAGCTACAACAAACGCTATAGATGAGTTTAACACCCTAGCTAGTGATGGTACACTTGATAAAATTAAGTATACTTATAACAGAGTAGGACAGAACAACGTATTAGATAATGTAGCAAACCAACAAACTAAACTACTAGATCAAGCTCTTAATGGAGATCTAGATGCTGAACAAGAGTTTGACTATATAGGACAGGTTATGAAAACTCGTAACCCAGTTCTTCAAAAGTTATTTTATAATGATATAAAGAATAACTTTGATAGTATAGAACAGGATATGCTAGCCTCTGTTGAAGAACAAGGCGGTATCGACAAACTCACAGCTACTCGTTTATATCAAACTAGAGCTATACAGTTATTAGATAGACTAGGTATTAATCCTAAATCAGAGACTGGTTTTAAAGTACAAGAATTATTTAGACAGAAAGGACTTGTAAAAGAATCACAGCTATCTCTTGAGCAACAGTACATGGATCGTACAGCTGTTATAGATACTGGTATAAATCAAATTACAGCAGCTTTAGATTCTGGTAATTACAACGAAGCACAAGCTATCTGGAAAACAGTACAAAATAATGTATACTCTTTACCTGTCAAAAACAAAGAAGGAGTCTACGCAAGAAAGATAACTCTAAATAAAGCAGATGAGTTTTATGCGTGGGCAGAAAGCCTTGTAGGTGATAGTAGATTTTCTGGTGAAGCTGGTTGGATAAAATACCAACAAGTAGTACTAGGTATAACTGATGAGTCTCCAAATGGTTATGAGATTACAGGAGCTACTGGTAATAAAAATGCCAAGCATAATCGTATTATAGGTAAGCATCCTAATTTTTTAATTGGACTACGTGAAGCATGGGAAAAAGCTGACAGCTCTAACACAAAAGCTCTAGAACATGTAAATGATCGTAGACTACAGGCTGAAGCAAAACCATACATACTCAAACTTAACAATGGTTCATATAAAAATGCTGATGGTAGTATTAAACCTGAGTTTTATTCTGATTGGCAGAGAACAAACGGTAACAAATATGCTAGAGAAGCATTTGGTGAATTGATTGGATATGATTCAGAAAATGTAGATGTAAACACATTTAACTCTACACTACTTCAATCATATAGAAGTGGTGATATCATGGCTGCTTATATGACATGGGCTACAGATTATAGCGATGAGACACAAGAGATAGGTTTTATTATGAGAGACCTTGGTGAACTTGCACGAATTAGAGGCACTGAAGTTAAGGGTCTCGATGAAAAACTACTACCATTCTTTGAAAGCAAACTTAAAAAAGTATTAGGAGCTGACTCTTTAGAAGACGTAATGGATGAGTCTAGTACAGACAAAGCTAGAGAAATGCTTGGTGCTACATTAGCTGTATTCAGTGAGACAGCTGGTACAGGTAAGACTGTAGACGAACGTTATAACGATGCAGTTTCTGTAGTTGATGTGCTACTTGGCATAGATAATAAAACTGGAGTACCTGTACCATTTGATGACAGAGGTTATCGTGGTCAAGGTGTATTTAGACAGAAACGTACAAAAGATGGTAAGGTCTTATTTGTCAGAGACTCAGGTGTGGTATTTAATGGTATTACATCTATTGAAATTAATGACAGATTAACTAATCAGTTTGGTAATCAAGTAATGGGTGACAAGCGTAAGACATCTTTAATGAGTTTGATAAACGAACAAGTCAAAGATGGACATGTAAGCTCTGATGACTTTGTTAATTTTTTAAATAACGAACCACATAATAATAGATTTTTAAATCATATTGAAACAGATCAGCTAGAAAATGTAAATGCTGTAAAGCTTAAGAATGCTATCAAAAAGAAACTTGATACTAAAGCTGAACAGAAACAAACAGCTATACAATGGGGAGCCGCTGAATGGTGTGACGATCATTTAGGTCCTACAGCTAACGGTATATATGGTAAGAGCTTAAGCAAACAAGCTTTTGGTGTATGTATGCAGTCTCTAAAAAAAGAAGCAGACGTACAGGGTATACCCTTACATATGTTTTTAATAGATAATAATAATCCAATAATACAGAAATTTCTACGGAGATAATAATGAACGAAGAAGAACAAACATTAGAAGGTCTGGACTTTCTTGCACCAGAAGTGGAAGAACAAGTACAACCTGTTAAAGATGCTAGTCCTGTTTTCGCTGCTCCTTTCGGATACAAATTTGGTAACAGCTCCGTAGATTTGAATGTTAAAAAGAATCACGATACCATGCGTAATGAATACAGAGCATGGTGGGATCTGCCAAAAGGTGAACTGAAAGAACAGAAACAGGAAGAGTTTAGCCAGAAATACTATGGTCTATCTGCTCAAGAAGTCAGAGAAAACCAACGTCAGGCAATGGCTGGCTCTAGTATGTACGGCTCATCTAATCCATTAAAAATATTAGATAACACATTTCAAGGTTTATCAGCTCCCGGTTTAGGTACTGCTGACTTTGTGATGGATGCAGTTGGTACACTTATACCCGGCATGGGTAAGGTAGATGATGCGTGGGATAAAGCTACAATGCTTGACAACCCTGCACATCAAGGATTACGTCGTATATCATCACTTGTGATACCCGGTATATTAGGTGGTAACATGCTACAAGGTGGACTGAATGCAAAGTTTGCAGGCGGTGCATTACTGAGTAAGCCATGGTTTACCAAGCTACTAGCTACTGGTACATCGCATGGTATATTAGATATGGGTATTACATATCTTAATGATATATCTGAAGAGCAAACTATGACTGATGATCTTAGTCAGATGTTTCCTAAGACATTCGGACCCGGTGGAAGATTACCATTGTTAGACTTCTTTAGAACTAACGATAGTGAAAGTCCACAGATGCGTAAACTAAAGAATACATTAGAAGCTGCACCATTAGCTGCATTTGGTAGTGTAATTGGTGGCTATGCTGATCTCAAGAAAGGTTATAAATCCATGGACTGGATGGAACCTTTAGACGAGGCAGCTACAGCTTATAAACAAACAAACCTACAACTAGGTGCTGAGAACGACGCATTAATAAGACTACAGGAGATAGACGAGTTACTATCTATTGGTAATGAAAACATGAGTAGAGCTACACAGGATTTACTTATTAATGAAAAGATAGCTCTTGAAGATTCTATAGGTCGTACTAAAAATTTAGATGATGTAGCA